CCTATGCAGCGGTACACAGGGTGATGTCACAACCCCAACATGGATAGGCTTCTCGGTAGTCCCTTACGTTCCTACCACAGCAAGCATCATCAAGCTGGTTGTAACGGGTAACGGAACCTCAAATATCGAAAGCTGTGTCTCCCCTAGCAATACCGCTGGGACCCTCGCAAGCAGTGCCAACTCTCCAATGGGTGGTGGAGCATCTTGGGGCAAGATTCAGTGCGAACTCATGTTAGAAACCACGACCATCTATGTGGGAGCCATGACGAACACCTTCATTAACGTGATTGGTTGGGAAGACAACCTGTAAGGAATAAGCAAAGCATGAGTCAAGGCTGGGGTACATTCGCATGGGGTCAGGGTGGCTGGGGCATAGGTTATGGCGTCAACACACCCATCATCGTTGCAGGTGCCTCAGTACGCTGCACAGTAATGCTTGGCTCACCACTGTCTTATCCCAAGCTGAGCCTCGGAACATTCACTACAAGCAACACAGTAACGCTGGGCGTAGCCACCTGCTACCCAACGCTCAACCTTAGGTTAGCAACGTCTTACCCAACGGTTGTATTAGGACAGGCATTTATCAATGACTAAACTGACTATCTACCAAGGCAATACAGCAGAGATTAAGCTGACAGGCATACAGAATGCTGACACTCTAGCCTTTATCACGGGCTCTACAATCACCTGCACTCTCTACACCCCAGCGGGTGTGGCAGTCACCGGTGCCATCAACCTGAGTATGTCTGACGTTGCTGGAACACCCGGCACGGTCAATACCTTCATCCCCGGCACGGTCACGCTGCCAGAGGGTAACTACTATCTCACTTTCAGCGGAACAATCCCCACAGGTGACACCTTCACTTGGTATCAGCCAGTTGAAGTCAGAGTAAGGCAGTAACGATGCCCAAACCACGCAAACCAACGTCAGCGTTAGCCATGTCTGGCACTCTTCAAGACCATCCGGGCAGGTACAAGGATAGAGCCAATGAGCCGACTAACTTGGATGAGTTGGGACGGGCACCAACATACATGTCCGATGAAGAGAAGAAAATCTGGAAAGAGTTAGCTGGGAATGTTACCCCCGGATGGCTCACCAGAGCAGACAGACACACCGTTGAACTCACCGTCACGCTCATAGCTGAGCTAAGAGCCAGAACGATTGACAAGCCCGGTAGAACGTCACTCACGGCCCTCTTATCCAAGCTCGGAATGAACCCCTGTGACCGTACCAAGGTACAGGTACCCCAGAAGCCCAAACAAGACAATGACCCGTGGGCTGATTACCCGTCAGCCACAGATGAACCAGAAGAGAAAGTCCAGTAAGTTAATGAGAGATTACGCAGCAATAGCCAGACAGTACGCTGAAGATGTTGTAGCAGGAACCATACCCAATTGTAAGTGGGTGCGGTTGGCTTGCCAGCGTCATCTGGATGACTTACAGAAGGTAGACAACCCTGAGTATGAATACAGGTTTGAACCTCGTAAGGCTGAGGCTGTGTGCTCTTTCATCGAACGGCTACCCCATGTACTGGATGACTTCAAGAAGCGTGCTGGCAAGAAGGAACTCATTACCCTTCAACCATGGCAAGTGTTCGTTGTGTCCTGCATCTTTGGGTGGTTATACAAAGACTCAGGGTTGAGGCGTTATCGCCAAGCCTACATCTGTGTGCCTAAGAAGAATGGCAAGTCTACCCTCATGGCTGGCATCGGGCTCTACATGCTCTGCTGTGATGGGGAATCCTCTGCCGTAGTGCAGATGGGTGCCACCGCTGAGAAGCACGTTATCAAGACTCTCTTTGACCCGGCCAAGCAGATGGTGAGTAAGTCGCCCGGTCTCAGAGCAAAGTTTGGTGTCAAGGTAAACGCCCGTAGCATCGTCATTGAGGATAACGGCTCCGTACTTGAACCTGTCATTGGTGACCCCGGTGACGGCCCTTCAATCTCCTGTGGCATCCTCGATGAGTTCCACGAAGCTGTTACACCTGTGCTCTACAACAAATTCAAGTCTGGTGGAATGTCACGCTCTCAGCCATTGGTCATTGTCATCACCACGGCTGGTGAAAATATTGCCTCACCTTGTCACCTATTGCAGGAGCAAGCTGAGATGGTGCTCTCAGGTACTTTCAATGATGAGCAAACCTTCACCATCATCTACACCTTGGATGAGGATGACGATTGGACTACAGAGGCTTCACTCCGCAAAGCGAACCCCAACTATGGTGTCAGCGTCAATGGTAAGACCCTACGCAATGACCAAGAGGTAGCAATACAGAATGCTGCTGAGCAGAACAACTTCCGTATCAAGCACCTCAACCAGTGGTTGAATGCCAGCGTTAGCTGGATGAACATGAGCAAGTGGAATGCTCTGGGTGACGCCAAGATTGAGGAGTTTGAGGGTGAGGAGTGTTGGCTTGGTCTTGACATGTCCATCAAGTGGGACTTGACCGCTGCTATCCGGCTATTCAGAAAAGAGATTGACGGTAAGATTCATTACTTCGTCTTCCCTAGATTTTACTTACCTTCTGACCGCACATCTGACCCAGCCGCGCAACACTACGCCAAGTGGGTACATGAGGGTCACCTCATTGCAACAGAAGGCTCAGAGATAGAGCCAGCGGTAGTGGCCAAGGATTTGATTGAGGATTCAAAGAAGTATGCAGTTAAGGAACTGGACTTTGACCAATGGGAATCAGCGTCCGTAACTAATGAGTTCGGAACGGCAAGTGGGGTAATGGTCTTTCAAGTTCCCCAAGCAGCTCAGTATCTATCCTTCCCTGCCAAGGAACTCTACACCATGGTGCTGTCCGGGCGCATTCACCATGATGGTAACCCGGTCATGACGTGGTGTGTAAGTAACGTGGTGGCGAAGTATTACAAAGACAATCTGATACTTAACAAAGCGCGTGACGAAAACAAGATAGACGGAGTGGATGCTCTGCTTAACGCCCTCTATCGCTGCCTAGAATCCCCAATGACACCAAAGTACCAGAAGTACCAACGAATTCAGTTTTTCAACTAAAGGTAGATAACTATGGCAATACTCAGTCTCAATCTGCAAGCACCTGAACCAGAGAAACGCTCTGCGTTAGAGAACCCACAGGTGTCTCTCTCCGCTGCCCTGTTAGGTATGGGTATGGGCTCCTACACCGACTCTAACGAGCTGGTGAATGAGCATACCGCCCTACAGGTGCCCAGCGTCCTTGCCTGTGTAAAGATTCTTGCGGATGGGCTCAGCCAACTCCCCATGCGTGTGTATGAGGAACTGGGGCGTGGGCGTAAGCCAGCTAAAGACCACTACCTTTATTACCTGCTCACCCAACGTCCCAACCCTGAGATGAGTGCAGTGACGTTCCTGAACGTCATGATGACCCATGCCGTGTTATGGCAGAACGCTTACGCTGAGGTATTCCGTGACGCTGACGGGCACCCATACGCACTCTACCCACGCAACCCTGACCGGACTAAGCCATGGCGTGACCCGGCTACTGGGGTGCTGATGTTCAAGACTACGGATACACCCAACCACGCTGAGCGGGTCATTGCTGCCAAGAATATGCTCCACATCACCGGGTTCAGTCTGGATGGGCTCTCAGGCTCCTCACTGGTGACTTGTGCCCGTCAAGCTATCGGGTTGTCCATGGTGGCTGAACGCTTCGCAGCACGCTTCTATTCAAACGGAGCGAGACCGGGATTCTTCCTACAGCCGGACTCGCCATTGTCCCCAGAGGATATGGCTCTCCTCAAGGAAGACGTTGAGGTGCTCAGCTCGGGTACCAACGCTTGGCGTGTGGGTGCCCTGCCTACCGGAATCAAGGTTGTCCCTGTGGTGACTGACCCCTCTGCTATGCAGGAATACATCAACACGCAGAAGTTCAGCCGTGAGGAGATTGCAGCCGTCTTTGGTGTTCCCCCGTACCGCATTGGAGCCTCTGAGAAGACGCTCAAGAGCACGATTGAGGCAATGTCTCAAGACTTCCTGACCACGCTGCTTCCGTGGATTGAACGATTCCAACAGGAGTTCCAGTACAAGCTGCTGCCACCAGTTGGACGGGCGTCTGGCAAGTACACCGTCTTGTTCTACAAGAATGCGCTCCTGACCATTGATACAGCCACCAGAAACGCCATGTTCACCCAAGGCAGAAGCGGTGGTTGGTACACCGTCAACAACATCCTTGAGCAGCTCGACATGGAACCCATCGGGCCTGAGGGGGATACCTACCTACGGCCACTCAACATGGTTGACTCAGGCTCAGCCGCGACTGAGGTAGAGACTGATGATGAGCCAGAGGAGACAGAAGACCCTGACGAAGCTAAGACAGCTACTAGAGCCCGTACCCTGTATGCACCCATCTTCAAGGATGCATTCACCCGGCTTCAACACCGTAGCAAGCAGGATTTAGCCACCATTACCCAGACATTGAGCCCCATTACCACGGGGATGGGTGCCTATTTCCGCACCTCCAACACCGCTGGTACGGCTGAGGTTGAGGCTGTTAACAGATACCTCAAGGGTCTGGAAAGCAGAGTAAGTAAGTCAGATGCTGATGCAGAGTTCCAAAGGTTAGTTAAGTCCGTTGTATTCGCAGTAGAAGCAGATGCAGCCGAAGCTAGAGCCAGAAAGGTATTAGAAAATGAGTAAAGAATTACGTTCACTTCATGTTAAAGAATTCCGGGTGGCAAAGTCCGCTGATGGTACCCGTACCCTCACAGGCATTGTGACCTATAACTCCCCTAGTGTTGACTTGGGTGGGTTCACGGAAATCCTAGCTCCGGGTTGCTTCGCTGGGTCACTCTCTGGTGATGTGCTTATGCTCAGAGACCATGAGCCCACGCTGCTGATGGGCAGAACCAAAAGTGGGACTCTATCCCTGTCTGATTCGGCTGACGGGCTCCACTTCTCTTGTAAGCTCCCCAACACCACATCCGCTACTGACCTAGCGGAGTCTGTAGACCGTGGTGACTTAGACGCTACCTCATTCGGCTTCATCACCATGGAAGACAAGTGGGCAGCTTCAGCAGACGGCTCAGTGGTTCGCACTGTCCTAGAGGCTGAATTGCTAGAGGTGAGCCCGTGCAGCTTTGCAGCCTACCCGGCTAACTCTGTCTCCGTTCGCTCCTGCCCTCAGGACATCCAGAGTAAGCTAACCATCCCCGATGGTGTTAAACCGGAGAGTATACCGGAGACCCGCTCAAAGGTGGAGGGTTGTCAGTGCGAGTGTGAGCAATGCCTTGACGGGGATTGTGCAGACTGCTCCTGCCCAGACTGCACCTGTGAGGATTGCACATGCTCAGAGACTCGCTCTGCTGAGTGCCTAAGGATGAGACTAAAACTCGCTTCTATCCTCTAAGGGGGTGATTCCGGGGTAACCCATATCTGCATGGCCCTTGACAGCCACTTGGTGTCTGTCTCAATTCTTCCAATCAGAAGGTTGCAGCTAGTACAAAGCAGACCCCGTACACACTTTCCACATGATGTCTTCCCCGGACAGCACGAGTGGTCATGGTCAACAGCAAGTCTCCTACCCCCTTCTTTAGGGGCTGTGGAGCAGAGAGCACAATGACCACCTTGTCTCTTCAATTTAGCGTTGTACTCCTCCGATGTCATCTTGTACTGATACATAAGGGACTGGTCACGGAGCTTCTGCTTATACTCCGCTGGGCTCTCCTCCCTCTGCTTATCACGCCAGCGTCTTTGAGATGCACCTCCATCGGCGGCTACCCTCCGGTACTGGCTACGCTTCTGTTTGTTCCCTTCCCGTGATGCCCACTCCCTCTGGTACTCAGCCAGCCGCTTCCTGATGTCAGGATTACTTCTACGCTGCTTGGAATACTCCGCTGCACATTCCCTACAGTATGTCTGGTACTTCCCATTGCTAACTCCGAAAGAAGTAACAGGGAGTCTTACTCCCTCACCGTTGTTGTGCCTAGAACATAGTTTCTTATCCATAACTCCCCTAACTAAGTGTGTATGGATAAGTAATACTGACAAACTTACACAATTCCTGAAATTCAAGTGAAGAAACTTGGTGGTCGGTTACTAGTAGCAACGTTATAGGTAGTGACAGGTAATACTGAGCCCCAGCGCACCGTTTGAATACGGAATCACTACTTACCTAGTAACCCAGCCTACCGCAACCATCCCCGCTGGATGTGTCCTGCGTAAGCCCAAAAAACTAATACATAGGACATACCCCGATGACTGCTCAACAGTTGCGTGAACAACGTGCAAAGCTGATTGCTGATGCACAGGCTGTAATCCCTGAAGATACTTCGAAATTTACCAGTGAACTCCGTACCAAGGCAGAGGCTATGTTTGCTGACGCTAAGGGTCTGGATTCTCTTATTGCCACGATGGAAGCGGAAGAGCGTTCTACACTTGAATCCCGTAGCCGTGACATGCAGCTCCCACAGGTTGGTGAGCACGCTGTAACTGAAGACCGTAGTGCAGAAGTAAAGGCTTCACTCCGTAGCTACCTCCAGACGGGTAAGGTTGAAACTCGTGACCTGACTGTCTCTGCCGATGGTGTGATGATTCCCACCTTTGTAGCAGACCCCGTGTTGGCCAAGAAGGCTCCGGGCTTCATCCTTGACCTAGTGGGCAAGATGAATACCAAGACTGGTGCCCCGGTGAAGGTTCCCTACTGGAACGATTTGTCTAACTCGTTCGTTCTGAACTCCACAGGTATTACCACGACTGACCCGGTTGTCACTGATGGCCCTACCATCAGCATTGATGACTATCGCTTCAACCCGCTCTTGCTGGATAACAGCTTGATTCAGGATGCATCGTATGACATCGAAGGCGCGGTGGTTAATGCTATTGCTCTCCGCTATCAGCGTGACATGAGCAAAGCCATCACGCTGGGCAACTCCAGCAACATCGCTGGTCTTACCTCTTGCACGGCAACTGTACAGACTGGCACCACACTGGTTGTGGCGTACAAGGATTTCATC